GCCAACGGCTATCAACAAGGCCAAGGCTACCCTTCGTAAGAAGGCAAAGAAGAAGGAAGTCCCAAGCCCCAAGGAGGCATAATGGACAAGTTAATCAAGAAACTAAAGAGTAAAGAATTTAAGGCTGCATTGAAGACCTATCTTCGTGCTGTCTTGGCTTCAGGTGTCACAATGGGAATCGCATTCCTAACTGACTTAGCACCTGAGTACGCAATCCTAATCGGCGGTCTAACCGCACCTGCTGTGAAGTGGGCAGATAAGGCTGAAGCGGAGTTCGGTCTAAAGTATTAGTTTATAAACTGCGAGGCAAGGCCCTGGGAGAAATCCTGGGGCCTCTTTTTTATTGCTCAAAATCAGGTTTGTCTATAGGGCAGGGAGCCTTTAACAGGTTGCCACAGTTAGCACACTGAACATCTAATGTGTACCAGGAGATGTCATAATCCTCGAACTGAACGAAGGTAGAAAAGACAGTACAACCACAAACACACTGGTGTGTTGGGCCAATAGACCTTAGGTCAGTCGCCTTTATAGGCGGTAGACTTGGACTGTTTTTTAACAGCCGGAGTAGACGGAGAACCACTGACTGCTCGGCTTGGCGCGTCGAGCGCCTCGCAGTTGGGAGGCCGCCGGTCACGCCGTAGGCGGCCTCTTATATATTCGCTGACGCTCATATTGTAGAAACTATTGGCGTGTCTCCGAATCTGACACGCCGATAAGGTGTAAGATTTTTTCTCTGAGTGAAAGGACCGGCTATCACTACGCTCGTTGGTATCCAACTAGATGACCGCTGTATCTTAGCAGCAGATTCTCAGGTGACTGAGGATAATCTCAGGACTATAAGCACTACAACTCCGAAGATAGTTAACGTCGGAAAGTATCTGCTAGGTATTGTCGGTGACTCAAGGCCTGGAGATATCCTCGCCTACAACTGGACTCCGCCCGCGTATAAAGGTACCGACCCTGTGCAGTGGATGGGCAAGAAAGTTTTACCTTCAATAATTAAAGCATTCAAGGAGAATGGATATGACCCGTATGAAGCAACGAAAGACAAAGAGACCGGCTTCGACTATCTTGTCGCGTTTGCTGGCAACCTATTCCACATTGCGATTGACCTCTCGTTCATCCAAAGCAAGTTGGGAATCTACGGTTTGGGGACGGGTGGTCATTTCGGCCTTGGTTATCTTGCTGGCCTACCTGCTTCTAGTCTAAAGAAAGAACCAGAACGACACGCCCAAAAAGCCGTTGAACTTGCATCAGTGCTTGATGTTAATACCCACCCGCCAATACAGTTAGTTACTCAGCGGAAGGATGGCAAATGAAAGAACTTCTATGGCAACTACAGGAATATCTATTAGAACTTGAGATGTATAAGTTTATCTTAGAGTTCTTTATTGAGTTTGGATTGCTGTGAGAAAAGATTTACAGCGACTATCAGTTAGCACAAGTCGCAGTTATGTCTATAACTGGTCTTTTGGTATTGACTATTACGAAGAATATGGAGATACTCCCGAGGATGTCATTGCAAAGATTTGTCAGATAGGTCTGATATTCTTTAGAGTAACGATAGTCTATTGGAATACAGGAGAGTACTTCCCGAATGATTGATATAAAAGATTTGCTAGTCAAGGCGCTTCACGCAAAGGAAGCATCAAGGCCACGCTCCACACAGATACAGGTTGGTCCATCCGAATTAGGTGGGTGCCGTCGTAAGGTATGGTACAAACTTAATGACCAGCCTGAGACCAATGACAATGAATTGAAGTTGGCTGCCATTATGGGTACAGCCATACACGGGTCTATAGAAGAAGCGTTAAAGAAAACTAAAGGTGTGATGCTGGAATCTGTTGTTGAACACAACGGAATGAAAGCACACGTCGATTGCTACCTACCGGACACTGGTGATGTAATCGACTGGAAGACAGTCAAGGCTAAGAACCTTGCCTACTTTCCATCACAACAACAACGCTGGCAGGTGCAAACCTACGGCTATCTAATTGAACAATCTGGATTGGGGAAGGTTCAGAATGTTCATTTAGTCGCCATACCAAGAGACGGTGACGAGAGAGACATAAAGGTCCACTCAGAGAAGTACGATTCTTCTGTCGCTTTGGAAGCCCTCTCTTGGTTGGAGGCTGTTAAGACATCAGAGATAGCACCTGAACCTGAGCGAGATGAAAGTTACTGCAAGTTCTACTGTAAATACTATGACGCAACAGGTGAGATTGGATGCGTTGGTCTAAAAAAAGAACTTGGAAAAACTGAACAGATAATCATAGAGGATTCCGATGCAGATAAAAATGCGTTGGAGTATTTGCAACTGGATGCCAAGATAAAGGAACTGACCGAACGAAAGGATGCTCTCAAAGAGAGCCTTACTGGATTACTCGGCGTCACTAAGTCTGGCATCCAAGTGCAATGGTCTAGTGTGAAAGGTTCTTTCATAGTAGACAAAGAAGAAATACAAAAGCAACTAGGATATATTCCTGGTAAAGAAGGAAAAGAATCAACAAGAATATCAGTCAAACAAATAGGAGGCACCAATGTCTGAGACCACAAAGTTTCAGGCTAACTTTAAGTTAGCAGACGGTACGCTAATCAATGTCTATGCAGATAATGCACAGGAATTTGAGACACAGTTAGCAGCAACACAAGATATGACAACACTGATTCACAGTGTGAGTCAATCTCTCGGCAGCGCTGGACCGGCTAAGACCTTTCAGCGTAGTTACTCACCAAGACCGCAAGCATCTGCGCCAGCAACAGCAGCGCCAGTTGTAGAAGAGGGCAAGGCACCAACTTGTTCACACGGACCAATGACTTATAAGACTGGGACCAATGCAAAGGGTCCTTGGAAAGGCTGGTTATGCAGCGCACCAAAAGGTGCAACTGAAAAGTGCGCTCCAATTTGGTCGTAACTAAATGCGAGAGCCACGTAACTACGAGGCTCCGCTATGTGCAGAAGTCGACGGCGATGCTTGGTTCCCTGAGAACGGAGCAAACGGCTCTAGTATCAACATCGCAAAAATTGTATGTCAGAGGTGTACTCATCGACTTGAATGCGCTGAATGGGGTATTAACTACGAAAAATTTGGTATCTGGGGTGGACTCACTGCAAGACAGAGGGTCCTGATACGTCGTCAACGTAACATAAAGTTACCTGAAAGAAGATGGGAGGGCTGTGCTTAGATTACATAAGGCTTGGGCAACTACACAGATGAAGGCAGAACCTTTGCCTGAAGTGTGGAAAGACCTATCGCTTAGTGAAGTTAAGTTCCGCAGAGGTCAACTCTGTATGGTGGCTGCTGCACCTAACGCTGGTAAGTCTATGTTCGCGCTGGTCTATGCAATCAAAGCCAAAGTCCCAACGCTATTCTTCTCTGCAGATACTGACATAGCAACCGTATCTTTACGAGTTGCCTCAGCCTTATCACGTGAGGACCAAGTTAACGTGGAACAGGCTCTACATAGGAATCCAAAGTCATACGATAAGTTCTTACACGATGCTTCACATATTCAATGGGTATTTGATTCATCCCCAAATCTTGATGACATTGAGTCAGAGGTAAAGGCTTATGTAGAACTGTATGGAATCTATCCTCAACTAATTATTATAGATAACTTAATGAACGTAGTTGCAGAGCACGATAATGAGTGGGCTGGTCTGCGTGACATTATGATGAACTTGCACGATATGGCAAGGAAAACAGAGGCGTGCGTACTTGTCCTCCATCACGTCTCCGAAGCCAGTGAGTATGGTTCTCCGACTATGCCACCGCCACGTCGTGCCATCCACGGAAAGGTATCGCAACTACCCTCTGTGATACTTACCCTTGGCTACGACCCGTCTCAAGGGTACCTCCGAGTAGCCACTGTGAAGAATAGGTTTGGTCCTCACTACGCCGACGCTTCACAGTGGACTACTTTGTTTGTTCGATTCGCTTCTTGTGCAATATCTGATAGCACTGCAGATGGCAGAGCGTTGCTACGTATGGATTATGGTAAGGAAGAATATGAGTCGGTATAACAAAGTCAAGGGCAGTAAGTTTGAGACAGATGTTATGAAGTTCTTACGCAATCTTGGACATTTTGCAGAGCGGTTAGCGAAGGCAGGGGCTAGTGATGAGGGTGATATCGTCACCATAATCGCAGGTCAGACCTATATTTTGGAATGTAAGAACCGCAAAGCAATCAACCTTCCACAGTTTTGGGACGAGGCCAAGACTGAGGCAAAGAACTATGCAAAGGCTAGAGGTCTAACCCTTCCGCCTCCGGCCTTTGTCATAGTAAAGAGAAGACAACACGGAATTGAGAAGGCTTGGGTAATCCAAGACTTAGACCAATGGTTAGTAGATAGGAGTAAAGATGCCAATACCACAAGGTGATATAACCACTACTGAAATATGGAATACACCAGCAGAACCACCACTACCTGAAGACCCAACTGAAACAGAACAGAAAGAAGAGGAAAGAGAAAGTGATGAATGAATACGCTCAACAATGGTGGGCAAAAGAAAGCCCAGGATTTTCTTACAGATGTGATTGCGGAATTGCAATTACTGGTAATAGTGAAAAAGGATTACATACTTTAATAAGAAGACATAAAGAAAAAGGGGTATTCCATTTAGAGTATGTTGGAGAAAAAGTATGATTTGCAATGAGTGTACAGTCGCTGGCGATTTCAACTTGAATCGCAAGTATGCTTTGGCTGAGAGTTTTCATAACAACTGCAAAGGAGACTGCGCTTGTCAACACAAGACTGGTCCAGGCTGGTACGTAAAGGCGGGAATAAAGCCGACCTTGATGCAGACTCAATCCCCCTGATACCAATCATTCATCACTATGGTGGTGAGGTAAGGGAGGGACGCAACGTTAGCGTCAAGTGTTGTATGCACGACGATACAAGACGAAGTGCAGTGATAAACACTTACGATAACTTATATTTCTGCCACACTTGTGGCAAAGGTGGGACAGCAGTTCAGATAGTAAGGGAGAAAGAGGGGTTAAATTTCAAGGATGCACTCGAACGAGCAAGCGAAATCGCTATTACAGGCGGTCACTCGGTACGCAGAGGGACTAGACGAGGCAAGCGTGGCGTACCTAAACGGACGTGGAATATCTAAAGATGTAGCCGAGCAGTTCTCGCTTGGCACAGTGACCAACCCAATCAACGGTCACGAACAGTTTACCGGGTGGCTCTCCATACCCTACTTCTCCGCACTTGGAGTATGTACCTCAGTAAAGTTTAGAAGAATAGATGAAGGCAAACCCAAGTATGGGCAACCACTTGGTCAGAAACTACATATCTATAACGTCTCTGATGTCTTAGCAGATAGTGGCTTTATTGCTATCTGTGAAGGTGAATTAGATGCCGTTGTGATGTCAGGTCTATGTGATATACCAGCAGTAGGTATCCCAGGTGTTGCCGCTTGGAAACCTTTCTATACAAAGTTGTTCTATGGTTTCGATAAGATATTTATATTAGGCGACAATGACATCAAAGAGGACGGCACAAACCCTGGTGCGGAGTTTTCTCGGCGTGTCGCTTCAGAGGTACAAAACTCACAAATTGTACAATTACCGCAAGGTATGGACGTCAATGAGTACTACCTTACAAATGGTGCGGAGTCGGTCAGGGAACTGCTAGGAGTAGCAAAGTGAATGAGCAAGAAAAAGGACTTACAAGAGGCAGTAAAATTATTGACGGATATGGGGATGATAGTAGTCTCGATAGATTACAAGAGTGGGACGATAACCTGCAAACCAATGCCGGTAAGAAGATAGATGATAAGTTTGTAGATGATATGTGGCGGGTGTTTGATACCGCAGGAACTCTTCTACTCCGCAAGCATAAAGATTATGGCCCCCTAAACGTGGCTCGCTCACCTGGTGGCCCACTCAATGGACTGCGTGTCCGTATGTGGGACAAGGTAGCAAGAATAAATAACTTACTTGATAGTGGCGTCAAGCCATCTAATGAATCGCTCAGAGATTCCTTTGTAGACCTACTCAACTACAGCGCCATAGCAATTATGGTGTTGGACCGAAACTGGCCCGAGTTACCGGATGACACACACTGAACTACTTGCTAAGACTGATGGAGCCTTACTTGAAATCGTCAAGTTACATACACCCGAAGGAAACATCACTCCTCAACAATGTAGTCACGATAAAAAGTTTTACCCTTGTCCAACCATCCAAGCGATAGAGAAAGCAATCGACTAATGCCACGTGGTCGCAACAAGACATACGAAGAAAGTCGCGTATCTCGTATCAGAATGTACGGGATAGATGTTGATGACTATAAGCGTATGCTTGAAGAACAAGGTGGCGGTTGCTATCTATGTGGCAAACAACCTGAAGGTAATAGAGCGCTAGATATAGACCACGACCACGAGACAGGCAAGGTGCGTGGCTTACTCTGCTCTAATCACAATAGAGGTATTGGTTTACTAAATGATGACATAACTATCC